CGCTCACCATCGTTGCTCCAGCAGTCAGGGCCAGTGATGTTGTCACCGTCATAAGACTTAGCGTAGAAGATGCGGCTGACCTTGGGGGCAGCCTTGACGATGATGACATCCAAAAAGCGCTCGTCGATAGAAGCGATCTCTTTACCACCGGCCAGCAACCGGAACACACCACCTTTGATGGAGATGCGCTTGGTGCTAGTGCCTACGCCACCGCCCGTCAGGGCTTTGGCTGTCTCAGACAACTCGTTGTTGCGTGCGAATGAGGGAACATTGGAAGGGTTGAATAGTGCGATATTAGTCATGATAAGTTTACTTGGTTGGTTTAGTTACGCGAATCTCAAACTCCGTTACAGAGTTCAAGCCCGGAGGGAGAGAGCCCGGGTTCTCTTCGAGGTACCGTGCCATGTTGGTTTGCGCGATGCGTTTCTCCAGCAAGTCCACGACTTCATGCTCAAGAATAAACTTCTTGAATGAGTCCCAGTCCTGCGTGTTGTAACGCGTCTTGGTCACCATTGCCACAGTCCCAAAGGAAGTCTGCACGGACTTGACGCCCATGGACTTCATTTGGTCTTTCATCGCAAAGCGAACTTCATCTTGCTGTGCCTTCAGAGTCTCGATCTCGGTGTCGTACTCTTGAGTCAGCAGGTCGATGCGCTCCTTGATTTTGCGATAGATTTTTGCGAGCCTGTCCAGAGGTACTGGCTCTTGGGTTTCTTCAGACATTGTGCTTTCTCCTGTATTTGTTTTTGTCTAAGGTTTGACAGTTTACATAAATTTTTGTGTGTTGCAACCCCCTTTCATGAATTTATTTCTGTGTCGAACATCTCTGTAAGTAAAGAGTTGTCACTTACTTTGGCTTCTAATGCTTTAAACATCTTCTTCTCGATTGGGCTACCCTGAATGTGAATTACAGTAACCTTGTCGGAGTCTTGACCTTTGCGATCTGCTCGTGCTATGCACTGCACGTACTGCTCAACAGACATCAATGGGCCATAGAAAACTACTGTGTCTGCGGCTGTTAGGGTAATCCCGTGAGCACTAGCTTGCGGTTGCATCACCAATACGCGAGGTTCAGGTTCTGTTTGAAATCGCCTGATGGTGTCAGCGCGTTTAGGCGGCGTCACACTGCCGTGGATGCACTCGTTGGCGATGCCTTTCTTCAAGAGGTGATTGTGGATGCTGTCGATGGTGCTTCGGAACAAAGCAAAGATGATGACCTTACGGGTTGTCTCCTCCAAGATTTCCTCCAGTACACCAAGGCGAGGCGCTGAGTCGAACTCCACAACTTCCTTGTCGTCTGTGTAGGCCGCACCACAACTGATCTGCAACAACTTACTCACACCAGCGGCGGCATTGACCGCACTGATTGTTTCCCCTGCCGCGTACACCATCATCTTGTCTTTGAGAAGGTTGTAATACTTGGCTTGCTGTGGTGTGAGTGGTATCTCTCGCGTCATGGTAATGACAGGCGGTAGGTCTAGGCACATCTCTTTGGTAAAGCGAATGGCCGGTTGCAGTGCCTCATGTACCAATTCTGGTGCGTTGGCTTTAGCCGCCCACTTAAACATCGTCACCTTGTGCATGACCTGATCGCGCCACGCAGTGAAGAACTTGGGTACACCATCAGGGTTGACTAGCTTGGCTAGGCCGTACGCATCCGCAGGGGACTGCGATGCGGGAGTACCCGTCATCATCCACAGGAATGTGTTGGGCTTGATGATGGACTTCAAAGTCTTCCAGCGCTTAGTCGTCATGGTCTTGTAGGCGTTAGCCTCGTCAACAATGATTAAGTCAAAGCGCCCATCGTTATTGATCTCGTCAGCGATGAGGTTAAGCCCATCGTAGTTGGCAATCACAAACTCATAGTCCTGCTGAACCATCTCGATACGGCGACTAGCTTGCGAGTGGTGCGCGACAATGGCAGAGCGATGGATGATGCTGTTGTTTAGATCGCCAAGCCATGCAGACTGCATGATTGACAAGGGACACAGAATTAAGCAGCGTTTTACTTCTCCGCGTTGCATCAGGTAGTCAGCCGCCCATAGCGCAGACAAAGTCTTGCCAGTGCCCGGCTCACTAAACACAAAGGCTTTGCGATTGAGCGTTAAGAAAGACGAGGTGTCGATCTGATGCGCCATGGGTTTGTATTTCCCCGGCCAGTTGTAGCGCCTAATGATAGGTGACTGAATATTTTTCACACCGAGATTGCGCAGTACCCGACATTCATCAAGACCCCAATAGACAGCGACATCAAAGCCACCATCCATGCGCTCAATGATTTTGTGTTTTGGGATTACCTGATACTTCTCTGGGTTGCGGGTGCGAAAGACAAGTGCTTTGTCCTCGATGATTTCCATGCTTTCTCCGTTTATTTATTATCTGATCTGTTCGCTGACTTACTTCGCATACGGAGGTTGCCCTTCGCTGACGTACCGCCTGAGCGCATGGGCTTGATGTGATCCACATCTTTGCCGTCACCCTTGGTGGCCGCACCCGTCTTCTCCATCACGCGGCGAGCCTTGACTCGGCCTGCGCGTTTCTTGATCTGCTCGGGTGTGCCTTGGTAGTTGTCGTACTCACTGCGGTAGTTACGTGTGGCCATGATTTTTTTCCTTTATCCAATGTAGTGGGTTTCGGTGGCGCTTACTGCGTAGGGTTTGTTGTAGCGTTTTATAAACGGTTCATTAGGGTGAAACGGGTTAAATTCTTTCAACGCTTCTTTGCGGCTAGCTGCACGTACCAAGTTTATTTTGATAGGGTACAGATGTCTATACTCTTTTCTCGGTGTGTGTATACACAGATATTCAATTAAATCCATACCGGTCTCCTCAGTGTTTAACAGGGGGTTTAATTAAATCCATGATGGACTGCTCAGTCTCAGCCACCATGATACGTACTTTATTTTGCGCTTCAAAGTGGGACATTTCTGCTTGCTTTGAAAACTTTTTAATGATCGTCACCATGACAGCGCCTTCTGTTACGTCTTTCAGTGAGTTCTTATTCTTCTCAAACGCATCAAGCAACGCGTCGGCCATGTTGTTGGCGTTGAGTGTCCACACATTTACTGTGCGGCCTTCGTCTGAGTCTGTCACGATGTCGATGTCGTACACGTTCATAATTTTCTCCTTAATGTTTTGGGTGGTTTTCGCAGGTCGTAACGGGACACCAAGGACACAATGGTGAGGGTCTTGGGTTCCATACGCCTGTTGCATGCGCTTGTTCAATCCTAGCTACGCGTTGGCGATACTGCCACCACTCAGCGTCAGCTTGGTCTACTGTGTATGCCGCCTTAACCATATCATTCTTGACAACAAACAGCAGTGCTGCATTGACTTTTCTAATATGGGGAAAGTGGGCGAACACCATGAGCGCCATCAGTTTGAGTTGTTCACGATCAGGGTACTTGTTGTTGCCTGTCTTGTAGTCCACAACCCAACAAGTTAAGTTGTCATCATCAATGATAAGCAAGTCAGCGATACCGCGAAGCCACACATCTTTGCCAAGAAACTCACAGGGGTGCAAGTCAACAGTCACCCCCATCTTGTACTCGCACAGCTTGCGCCCCGCCTTGGCATTGAGTGCATCGAGTGTGTCCTTGATGTACTCAAACTCTTTGGGAATAGGCTTGCCTTCTTTGATGTACAACTCAGCGGCTTCGTGTAGTACCGTGCCGTAGCGCGTCGCTTCAGTCTCTTGGAACTTGTAGTTCTTCAAGACCTTCACTTCGTGATACCTACGGGCACAGCCCTCGTAGTCTTTGAGGGATGAGTGGCTCCATGTAATCGGTTTAGTCATCAAACTTCGCAGTCTTTATTGCTACTGTTAATCGGTTGGCAAACTGGGTGACAAACGCCTCGTTCTTGTTGAGATCGTACTGCCCCATGTCCTCCAGTATGGCGTGGACAACCTCATGCCAGAACGTGTCAGCTAACTCTTGACTGCTGAACCTACGCCCCGTCACGTTGCTTGTCTTGCCAAGCCGGATGCACTTCTCTGGATAGAACGTGCGCCCCATATCTCGGCGGTGAAGCATGGCTTCCACCACCTCCACGCTGTACCATTTCTTGCCCACGCGCATACGCGTTGGTAACTTCATACTTTCTCCTTTTAGTTTTTTGCTAATCCATAACGACGATGCGCACCACCGTCAGCGTCCAATGGGATACCCTGCATATAGGGCGGCTCCATGACCATCTGAGCCAAGACCCAAGTCTTAGCTTCCTCAACCTCTGCATCGGGCACAACAACGATCTGCTCGTCATGCACCGTTCCCGCCACAAAGTACCTCTTTGCAGTTCGTAGCATCCCATCCGTCATCACAATACGCGCAGTGCCCTGCACCACATTGTTCGTGATCTTGCCTGCGTACAGCTTGGTAGCGTCTGGCCCGTATATCCACTGGCTCCTACCTTTCTCGTCCTTCTGCTGTCGCAGGTCAGGGTAGAGCAAGCTCATGCCGTTGGGCAAAACTATCTCCCCCTTCTTGAAGGTAATACATTTATACACGAACTCATTGCCGTCTGCAAGGGCTGTTTGTATGAGGCCAGAGCACATGTCCCAGAAGCTCACAACGGGGTGCGCTGTAGCCCTGTACTTGTCGATGATCTTCTTGGCTGCTACGCAGTGAATGAGTAGCTCCAGATCGGTACAGGTGTGGGGTATCTCCATCATCTTCGTGTGGTTCTCATCCCACTCAAGGAACTTGTCGATGTACCGGCCATCTACGCCAAGCTTCTTCGCAAAATCCTTCTCATACCGAACGGGTGGTGCACCAAGAAATCCAACAAGAAGTTGCGATGCAAACGCCGCCCAACCAAGTCCATACCCACAACCGAGTAACGCGCTTTTTGCTGACTGCCGTAGATCGGGATGAGTCTCTTTACTAAGTCCGGGAATGTTAAACATTTGCGCACCAAACGCGGCATAAGGGTCACCACCTGCCCTGAAGATCGTGAGCATATCTTGGTAATCCGATAGCCACGCAAGGACGCGAGGCTCAATCTGCGAGAGGTCACCGACCACGAGTTGATACCCGTCGGGAGCCAAAATTGCTTTGCGTAGGAACGAACCTCGCTTGAGGTTTTGCATGTTGATCGCCGAGCCTTTGGCCGCTGTCCACCTACCCGTCTGAGCCCCATAGTAGGAGAGGGGGACAGGAAGCGCACCGCGCTGACTGATGTCGAGGAATCGCTGTGCACGGGTGCGCTCGGTTGTGGACTTAACCCGAAGGCGCGCTTGACAAAGGAGGGCAACGTCTTCACGTTCACCGTTGAGGAGAGTTTGAAATAGCGCATCGTTCTTTGCAAGAGCAAGCGCCTCCTTACCTGTGGTCTTAGAGATTTTAGTTGGGGGTTTGATGCCCAGCGCAATGAGGGCGTCCGCAAACTTCGGGTTCGACGCAAGCGCAGTTTCCTCCACGCCAAGCCTTTGTAGTAATGATTCACGATCTTCTCTCTCCTTTTCGATTGCGTTATGTAGCATGAGGGCGTCAAGCTGCAACACTGGGCGTGTGTACATCTTGAGTGTCATGTCGATGAGTCTGAGTTCACTGGACGGGTAGCCCTTGACCAAGCGCCTAAAGATTTGCTCACACAGGTACACATCGTGTGCGCAGTACTCAGCCAGTTCTTGCTCCATGGAAGGTGCAAGCTCCGTGTAGCCGTTGGTTGTGTACACAGCCGTACCCTTGGGCGGTAAGCCAAAAGCCTCGGCCAGCTTCATCAATGAATTGCCAACCTCAACACCCCGTAGAGCACGAGCCATGGAGAGAGTATCAAAAATGAAGCATGGATGCCAGTCATATATCCATTCCAATATAGATATATCGAACTGAGCGTTATGAGCCAGAACTGCAGTAGTAGAAGGATCATAACAAGCCATGATTCTAGGAAGCTCCTCTCCTCTGTACCACTGTGATCGTTTGTCTGATCCGAACTCATGGATGCAGGCGCCAAAGGCTTTGAATCTTGGGTCACGTATGTACTCCTCTGTTGTCATCTTACTCAGCGTGTAACCTTCCTTGGTATTCCACGCCGTCTCGAAGTCGATCGTAATGATCTGTTTGTATGGTGCGGTCATGAATGACCCCTATCTCTCACAACCTCTGAACATCGGCACTCGCATTGGTTATCCCCAATGACTGCAAGAATAGCCTCACGCTCGGCAGAAGCGACAAGGGCGGCAAAGTTTACAAGGTCACGCACGCGCTCCGCCGTAACGCCCGTCTCTTGTGCCATGCGAATAATGTCTTCTCTGTTCAATTAAAGTTCTCCTTGGGTGGTGCGTCGAGGACGTTTAGAAAGCCGAAAAAATCGTTTGCCGCCAACATGAGTTGCGACGCCTCCATCTCATTACAGTTTAGGGTAACGACTCCTGCGACATTATCTTCAGCGCGTCCAATGATGAACACGCCCTGTGCCTTACCTTGGCCATAACACATCACGATCTTGTGAATCAGTAATCTGAAATGGTGTTGCTCCTCATCCGACATGGCCTCGACCCTGCGTTCGAGTTCCTCCTCTGTCATTGAGAAGTCACCTTGTACGTAACTCATTTTGTTTCTCCTTCAGTAGTAGTTCCAAGTCAGGGATGTTGTGCTCACGCGCAATGAACACAGTACCCCCTGCGTTGAGGATTAGGTTAAGTTCTCTGTCTTGCAAGGGCGTGGTCTGCCCCTTGCCTGCCTTGCACTCGATGGCGATGAAGTGTCCGTCCATACAGCCAACGATGTCAGGTATCCCCGCACGGCCAAAGCCGTTAGCAGGCGGCATGAAGTGGTAGATGCCCAGCTTATCAAGAAGAACCCTCACCGCCTTCTTCACTTTCCATTCCGGTGTATTCGCCATAATAGTTCGCATTCATAAGTTCGTTGTAGTCAAAGTGTTCACCAATACAGTCAAGTATGGTGACGTCAGAGCCTTCGGTATCAAACACAGTGTCGTTGTAGATGTACTTGTACTTGGGCACGGAGATGCGTTGATACGCAAACTCCAAGCCAATGGCTGTCGGCTTCCACAGCCCCGCGCTACGACTCTTAACTCCGCTGACTGGTGCATCTATTACCATGCTCCAGTGCCGCAACGTACCTATCTGCGGGGAGCGAAGCAACCAATCGGGTGCGGTGCGTTGTACGTCGATCCAGCCGTCCTCACGCGGGTCTTGTAAGCACAACCATATTAACTGCCTCGCCATAGACGCACTGATACCGCGCCTGTACAGCTTACCCCACCTATCGCACACAGGGCAATGGCCACCATCGCTTTTGATGACGCTGTTCCATATATGGCCAGCTTGCTCAAGCGTAGCGCCTTCGTAGAGGCTCACATAAGTTGGCTCTGTGCCATCGGTTTCTGTTGCAAGATCAATCATTTATTTCTCCTTTTCTTTGTTTTAAAAATGTGGCGTCAGCGGGGTTGCTGATACGCGCCAACTCGTTGTCGTAATACTTCTTGGGCATTGGTGCTTTCTTCTCGACAAGCTTGCGTAGCCAGTCGGCTCCGCCCAATTCATTAAACATAATCCACTGTCTGTCAGACATCCTTACTTGTCTTCCTATCAGTGGCTCGGGTGGCTTTGGTCGTGGCATGTTCAAGTGTTCCTGCGTGTTTGTTTGGTGATGGTTCTTTGGCACGGCTGTATGTACCAAACTGTTTGTAGCCTAAGCCTTCTTCATTTTGTACTGTACCCAATGATGTCTTCGCACGAAAACGTGGGTCTGTCGCAAAAATGCTAGGGCGTTTG